ATGTCTCGTAGCTCAACGGTAGAGCAGACGCCTTATAAGCGTCAGACCTGAGTTCAACTCTCGGCGGGACAACCAATATAGATAACTGAAACAGGAATAAACTATGGAGTTTTATGAAATACATTTACCTTGTCCAGAGTGTGATGGGAAAGGTAAGATACACTATCAAACTAGTGTAAATACTTTTAACATTTTTGATTGTGAGCATTGTAATTCTTGGGGATATAAAGTTGTAAATGATTATTATGATAACAGAGAAGAAGTATTGTTAGATTATACTGATGCAATTAAAGTTGAGGTAGAGAAATGATACCTACAGAAGAGATTTCTGGAACTTATCTACAAGGACACATAACTCTTTCTTATAAGGATTTAGTAAAAGTATTTGGTGAACCTCATAATTCATATGACAACCATAAAACAGATGTTGAGTGGTCCTTTATCAAGGAAATAAACGAACTTGACAATGTTATCTTTACCATTTATAATTGGAAGAATGGTCCAGCATATTTGGAGAAGGGAAAGGTGGAAGAGATAACAGAATGGAATATTGGAGGATATGATACCAGGGCATTAGATGTAGTGATGCAATCCATCTCAATGAAAGGATAGTAATATGGAATACGTAACCTTCAAAGAAATTACAGAGTCAACTGGAATTTCTCCAAATGTTCTTCATGGAGCAGCTAGAAGAGGAAAGTTAAATGCTATCCATGCAGGAAGTGGAGGACATCCTAGTTCAAGGATGTTTCATAACGAGACAACCTATGAGGATGTCTCTGATTGGCTAAATTCTAGGTCTGATACTGATGAAAGGTGGCTCGAAGCTTGGCATCATGAGATTCAGTAGTTCAGATTTTAATACATTATCTGTATTGAAATTTGAGAAGGAACTTTTGATGATGAGATTACAGGATACAGAACATCGAACCTCTTCGATGCTCCAAGCTCCTTCTGATAATCAAATAGTTCTTGAATGGATTGATAAAAGAATAAGAGAGATTGAAAAATAAAGGAATTGGGATAGTGGGAGCACAAAAATATGTTCCCACTATCCCAATAAACATGATGGATATTTCATTAGAAATACCAGAATTTCTTGTAAGAAAAAAGAAACGTGGTCGTCCTAGAAAAATTAATATTATAAATCATGAAGAAAATTCAATAAGAAAATATGAAGAATGGGATTTAATTAAAAGAAATAAATATGGTTATCCTTATACTATATATTTTAATGATGAAGCTCCAAGAATAGGATCAGGATTACGAAAAATATATGTAAAGGAAGGACGTAAATGGGTTCATTTATTTTATCATCCAGGAGATCCTGATACTACCTTTGTAACAAGGTCACGACTAAGATTACTACGATGGAAGATACTCAAACAAAGTCATGAACAGTATATTGAAAGAAATAAGATATGATAGGGATGTTATATGTAAGGTATATACAAATGACTAATCCACCCAACAAGAGTCCATACTCCAGAATAAAAGAATGGAAATTATTTAGAAAAAGAATTGTTCCTAGCAAGAAAGGTAAGAAGCCATATGATAGACAAAAAGAAAAAGAAATTAAAAAATATGATGCCTAAAAAAACTATTGTTTATTTTAACTTAACAAGTTCTGAATACAAAAGACTAGTTACTATGCTACATTCCAGAAGTAATTCTAAAGAAGTAGATCCTTTTGTAGACTTGGTAAGTAAACTTGTTATGGATCACTCAAATCTATTGGAAGAGGCTACAAAAAATTGTAATCTACAATTTGTTTGGTCTATAAATAATGAGGAGCATAATGACTTACAACACAGACTCGATCCCGCCTACTCATAAACGAAATAAAAAAGAATGGAAATGGAATAAACTATTAAAAAAGAAATACCACCAAAAGAAGGATGAGTTTAATGAGCCTAGTAAACCAGATAGAAACAGTAAAAGAAAACGACGGTCTTTTTAGAACATGGGCTGAAATACATTTATCCATTTTAGAAAAATGGGACAAAAAGAATTGGAAGATTTACAAGAAAAATAAAGATTCCTATTTTAGAAATCCATATAAATGGACAGTCATAGCAACTGGTTTAACTAAAGAAGAAGCAGAGAGAAATGCAGAAAATATTATTTCTCGATATAGAGACTGACAAATTAGATGCAGAAAAAATACATATAGTAGTATGTAAAGATGGACAGACAGGAACATTAAATTATTTTATTGAGCCTAAGAATTTTAATAAGTTTATTTTAAACTATGATATTTTTATAGGTCATAACATACTATCTTTTGATGCACCTATTCTAAATAAACTATGGAACTCTTGTATTCCTTTATCAAAAATAGTAGATACTTTTTTATTGTCTGCTCTATTCAATCCTGATAGAGAAGGCAAGCATTCTCTTGCTGCTTGGGGTAGAAGACTTAACTTAGGAAAGATAGAATATACTGATTTCTCAAAGTTTAATAAGGAGATGTTAAAGTATTGCATTAACGATGTTGAAATTACTTATAAGTTATATCACTATCTAATAGACATAGAGAAGAAAGATTTTTCTGATAAATCTATTAGATTAGAACATAAGATTAGGCATGTTATAAACAAACAGGAACGACACGGGTTTTATCTTGATGTAGAAAAAGCACACAAGTTAATGATAGAAATAAGAGATGAGGCTCAGGATATAGAAGATAACTTATTAAGAAAAGTTTCGTTAAAGGCAAAATTAATTAAGGAAGTTAAATTAAAGATAAAGAAAGATGGTACATTATCTACAGTAGGGTTAAAGAATTATGATATCAGTACTATTGCTGGTGATTTCTGTGCAATTGAATTTGAAAAATTTAATCTTGCATCACCAAAACAAATCATTGAGAGATTAAATCAGTATGGTTGGAAGCCTATTGAGTTTACTCCTAAAGGATCTCCCAAGATAAATGAAAGAAATCTACAAACTATATCCTCTTCAGCACCAGAGGAAGTTAAAAGACTAGCAGAGTGGAAGATGCTAAAGACCAGAGCCAAGACTATAGAAAGCTGGCTTGATGTTATTGATAATCATAATAGAGTACATGGCAGGGTCATTACGATGGGTGCAGTAACAGGTCGTATGGTACATTCTGAACCTAACATGGCTAATATAATTTCCAACAATAAACCATACGGAAAAGAATGTAGATCTTGTTGGACTACTTCCAATGAAAAATATGTGTTAGTTGGAATGGATGCTAAAGGACTTGAATTGAGAATGTTAGCCAACTACATGGGTGATGATGAATATATTCATGAAGTCATAGAAGGAGATCCTCATTCATATAATCAACAGTTAGCTGGACTCCCAACTAGAACAGCAGCTAAGACTTTTATATATGCTTTTATCTATGGAGCCGGTGATCGAAAGATAGGCTCCATTATTAATGGGTCAGCAGTACAAGGTAGGAGACTAAGACAAAAGTTCTTGACAGGTCTACCTAAACTTGCTAGTCTGGTTGAAAGTGTAGAGAAGTTTGCATCTAGAGGATACATTAGAGGCATAGACGGAAGAAGGATGATGATTAGGCATTCCCATGCCGCTCTTAACACCTTACTCCAAGGTGGTGGTGCAATATGTTGTAAGCAATGGGCTATATTTTTAGATGAAGAAATAAGACAGAGAAAATTAAAAGCTTATCTAGTTAATACAATTCATGATGAACAACAGTATGAAGTTCATAAAGATGATGCTGAAGAACTTGTTAGTTTAGCCGATCTATGTATAGCAAGAGTTTCACCATACTTTAATATGAAAATTGCATTAAATGCAGATGCAAAGATAGGAGTAACATGGGAACAAACACATTGACTAAGACAAAACCTTTTGATAGGTATTTATATAATAAAACAGATGGTAAAGGTAAAAGAAAAATTATAGAATTCTTACGTAGTAAGAATCATATAGTAAAAGAAAATAAAGAAAATTATAAATGTGATGTGAAAAGTGTGTCTAGTCAGGGTGTTATTACATTTAGTGAAGTAGAACTTAAGCTTTCTTGGCAGGGTGAATGGCCTAAGTCTTGGACAGA